AGTGTTTCTTTGAAATGACTTGTTGCTTTTGCTAATACTTTATTTTTCATTATCTTTTCCTTGTTTTTCTAAGAGCAGGTTCAACTATACCTGTGGGTGCTTGTCTACTACTGCCATCATCTAATACTCCAATATATGGAACATCATTTTTTGCTATAGGGAAAGTTCCGCCTTTGCCAATAGCTTTTTTTCTAAATGTATTCTGCCAACCTCTTCTGGCTCTACCAGTTCTGATTGGAGTTGTACTTTTTAGTGTAACAATATACTCTTGAACAAATTTGGATAGATCAGTGTTGATCTCAGTAGACAATTCTCTCATTGTTTTTCTTGCTTCACTCACTAATCTATCCTCCTTTGATTAATTTAAATTGTTATCAACTGTTAGAGTGCCTGTTCCTTGAAAAGAAACACTTGCTCTCATAACATCTTCTAGGTCTTGAACATACTCAATACCAGTGATTAAAACATCACCTGAAAGTTTCATGTCAGTATCAGTTGCCAAAGGATAACAGAAAATTGTTCCTGTGTCACCAATTTGAAATAATGTATCTACTGAACCAGTGTCTGCTGAATCAGTCCATACAATGTCAGCTGTACCTTCCCAAGTCTTAAGACCAGGTGTGAAAGATCTAAAAGTATCACCCATAGCTGATGTTTCAATTGCATTAGCCTCAGATGAGATAGACCAGTTAGTTACTTCAGTTACATTTGTACCTGTTGATTGACCTACTGCTGTGTTAAAGTGGAGTGCTCCACCTTGTCCTGCATATGTTGCCATAATTATACCTCTCTTTAGATATCATAATGATATTCTATGCTGAATATCATTCTACAACTAGCATAAGGCTCTGATTCACCTATTTGAACTAGTTCTATTCTTGTCAAACTGCAATCCTTTACAGTTCCACCTAGAGTTTTATCAAGAGCCAATTGACTCTCAATAGCATCTACTACTAGATTCCTTTGTTTGTCTCTTTCTTTGCCACCAACTACAATAACACAATCAATTTCCATCATAGCTCTTCTGGTTCTGATGTGTCCCATTGCTAAATTTTCTCTGTCTTCTTCAACAGTTTCAACATAAACAGCAGGAAATGCTGTCTTTGGTAGCTCAGAAATAATTATTGGATCTCTTTGAACAACACCCAGTTTGACTGTGTTCATAGCCTTCAATACTCTAACAAATTCACTAACTATATTTTCTCTAGACATTATCTGTATAACCTATCTTGTCTAAATCTATTTACTTCTGAATTTTCATCAATAGATCCACTTCCATCTTTGTCATATTCAATACCTAAACCAAATTGTAAGTTGAACTCTTCATTGAATCTTTCTTTATAAAAAGTAATTTGTTCTCTGAAAGGATCACCTTCTGGTCTAAATGTAGAAAGTTTAGGAAGTATATAACCATACAAGGCTTTGTATACTGTAGATTTTTGCCATTGAGATTCTGTTAGTCTTGCACTATTGAAACTACTTGGTGTCTCATATTTGTTCCAATATTTGACTCTAATCATACTGATTACATCAGTTTCAGCCAAAGCTAATTCTGATGACCAGTCATCTACACCCTGATCAAAGACTTCAGGTGCATATGTGTGTAAGTTTTCATTTGTTGCAAATGCCATTTTAAATCTCCAGTTATACTAGAGGGCATAAAGCCCTCTAGTATTATTATGAATTAAACATTAATTAGTTTAACTGCTCTGTTAGCATCAATTAGTGCCGCTTTAGCATGTAAAGATGCAACTACATCATTACCTACTGCCGCAGTTCTTCTACCAATTTCAATGTCAACATTTTTCTGCATAGCAATTCTCATTGCATCTTCACCAAAAATGTAACCAGCTGTGTTAGCTGTTGTAATGTTAGAAGACATGAACAATTGAATGCCAGCAATTTGACCAACATATCCAGTTCTTAATGCTTCAGTTTGGAAGTCACCACCACCATAAGCGGCTGTTCCAATGTTTTTCATTAGGTTAGTACCTTCTGCTGGTGTTAGAACTCCATAAAGTTGTCCCATTTCACCATTGCCTCTGATTTGAGCCGCCGCATCAAACATATCATCCACAGTTAGTGGAACTGAGTCTTCTGTTGAAGCTGTTGCTGAATCTAAAGCTGTGTATATTGTCTTATCAAAAGCAGTTGCTACTGATTTACCTAGTAATCTACCAATTTCATTTGGATCAATATTACCTAAGTCTCTGACCATAGCCCTCGCCGCTATAAGCTCACATACAATTGAGTTTTTAGTATCAGTGATAGTTTTAGCATCTAAATCTACCCCTGGGTCTGCTTCTGTTGAAACAGTTTGTGCAGTAACTGAAGCTAATTCAGGAACTTGTAATAAGCCTGAAGGAGCATTTACTACTGGAACCAAATTACCACCTAAGAATAGTGATGATTCCTCTGCCGCAAATACAGTAGCGGCTAATACTGGTACACTTAAAGCATCTACATCTAGTGTACTTACATATTTTCCATTTGCCATTTTCTCTTCTCCTAGTTAAGAATGACTATACAAGACCCTTGCTTCTAAGCTCTTTGTATTTGGCTCTGTCACTTGGGTTATGCATGTCTAGTTTAGCAAGATCAAACTTTTCATTTGATCTAGTGTCAGTGTTTCCAGAAGACCCTGCACCACTAGGTCCTGCAACTTTGAAGTAAGTGTTCTCTGTTAAAAACTCATCAACCAATGCACTCACTGACATTGCATCACCTTTGTTGTCAAATCTAGCATTGCCTTCATTGTCAACTACAGTAACATTGCCATCATCATTCATTTTGATGTTGTTTCTCAATAGTGTAGCTACATGCTGTGGGTTTACACTTCCAGCTTTTGAACTTGCACTAATAAGAGCACCATCCACTTTGATCTTTTCTAATTCTGATCTAAGTTGACTGACTTCTTTTGCACTTTGTTGTTTAGTTTTTTGCAAAACTTTATCAAACTCTTGTCTTTTTATAAGTTGCTCTTCCTCAATCTGTGTCTTTAAACTTTTTAATTCATTATACTCATTTAAATCTACATCAGCATACTTCTTAGTTGCCTGAGAAAGCCTTTTTTGTAAGATGCCATCAAGTTCTTCTTGAGTAAACATCTTTTCCTTAACCTGGCCTTCATCACTACCAGCCGCAGTAGAGCCAGTGTCTACTTTGCTGTTTTCAACTATGGTGTTTTGTGTTTCCATATCAACATTCTCCTTTGTTATTGTGGGTAACAAATACTTTATTCACTTTGTGTGAAATAACCCTGTATTTCTGGATGTAACTCCAGTATTTCTTCATTTGTCAAACCTTGATCCATCATTTCTCTGATATGACTAATCATATCAGCAGGATTTTGCATAGGTGGATGAGGCATTTGCTCATCTGCCATTGCTTGAGTTGACTCCTGAACTAACTCTTGTTGTCCTTTTTGCATAGTAGATTGAATCATATTCCTTGTTGTTTCATCTTCAATCAACATATCAGCTATTTGTTTTTGCATTTGAATTCTGAATTCTTCATTTCCTACAGTATCAATTGCTTTTTTGTATAGCTCTAAGTCAGCATGTTCATCTCTTATGTCAAAAGTTTCAGCATATTCAATACTGAAATCTTGTGGTTGTTCAATATTCATCCATTGAAACCATAACTTCCAAATCTTCTGTTCTGTTTCATGTAATTCATGACTGATATCAACCAATTTTGTAGATAATAATTGTCTTTCTGTTTGTAAAGCAGTACCTGACATAGGACTGCCTCTCATAATTTGAACTGCACTTGTGTGAGTCATTCTATGAATACTTTGAACAACTTTATCAATACTTTTTAGTATTCCATCAATACTAGATCCTGCTGGTTGTAACAAATAAGGTTTCAATCCAGGTTCTAGATCTTCTTGTACTGTGATAATACTTCCTGCACCAGCACTTGCTTGTGTGCTAGGTGTTTTAACCAAACTAGGATGTCCACTAATTCTAATGTTTTGTTCTAGTTCAGATAGTAAATTGTAAATGTATTTCTGTGCATATGCTACATCATTTACCAAACTAATTCCAACACCTTGTGTTGCACTTGGTAATGGTGCATAGTTTATAAATGGTATCATACCCAATGGGTTAACATAATCAAACTGTTCTATGATATCACCATATTCACCTGTATCAGTTTTTTGAATTGTATACTTGTGTATATGATCTTTTTTCCATTCAGCTACTTGTATCTGATGTTTGTCTTCAAACTCAATTACTTTGATGTAATCAAGTTCCATCTTTCCTGCAACTGTTCTAGAAAAATGCCAATCTAACACATTCTGAGGAGTATAAGCGGCACAATATGCCTTTATACCCATTGCTTCTTGTTCTGCTTGTGTAGTCACTGCATAACTTGGCTTGTCTACTAGTATCCACATGTTACCAACAACCATAGCCATGTCATTTACATGTTTCATAAATGTATTGAAACTAGTGCCATTGTTGTCAACATCATGAACAAAGTTCATAACTTGAGGATTCATTATTAGATTGCCTAATGTTCTTTGTGGTAAGTTTCTAAATAAGAAACTACCATAAATGTCAACTGTTGTTTTTACATGATTATCTAAAGGTGTAGCCATTATTCTTTTGTTGTAACTGTCACCTGGTGTGTTTTGTTCACCCAAATATTTGATTAGATATTCACCTGCTTGGTAAAGCTCACCACCAATGTAACTTCTATAAAAGAAATCAGCTTGATTAGCATGATTGTTGTAAGCTGAATGAGTTGATAATATATCTTCTGATTTCATACTATATCCTTTAGGTAATTATTATTATATTTATCATAATATCTCTATCTTTAAAGATATGCTTAATAATGAGCAAACAATTCTGGGCCAGCATCTACTTTTTGCATTGGTCTCTTAATTGGCATATTACCCCATACCAAATAACCCATGGCATCTGGAAGGTGATCAACTCCTGAACTTTTGTCAGGCTGTCTAGTTCCTTCCTTGTATATTTGTTTGTTCAAACATCTTATAAGTCCTTTGCACTTTGGTCCTACAGTTAATCTAGTTTCACCCACTTTGTTGTAGAAAGCTGTATTCACACTAGCTATTCTATCTATAACAGGTGGATTAACTCTAGCAGTCTTCACTGCAAAGTTATACTGTCTTAAGATGTTGTGGTCAGTGTTCATAGCATTTGTTTTGCTATTTGCACCTGAGGCATCTGGATATGCAATTATCCTGTTGTCAGGATATCTATTGCTTATCTCATCACACAATTCATATGTATTTGAGTTTCTTATTTCAAACTCATCAAATATATGCATTGTCAGCCCATCCCAATTTGCTATTACAGCACTCATTGGTTGAGTATTGAAGTCTATTCCTACATGAAGCACATCTCTTTTATCAAGTTGTGGTTCTAAATCTTTGACATTTCTATCAACATCAAATGCATAATAGACCAACCCACTGAAGTTTACAAAACTAGCAAGAAACTCTTGCTCAAAACTTCTAGGGTCCATTTCCATTTTGGCGGCTTCTATTTCATCTTGTGAAACATTGCCACCTTCTAGTGTTGTAAACTGATATCCAACCCATCCATCATGTGCATTGGCTCCAGCCCACAAATCATAAAACCAGTTAAAGCCTTTTGGTGTACTAATAAACATTGCATGACCTTTTCTGTCTGACAGGGCAGGTCTCAAAACTTCTGACCAACATGCCACATCAATGTCACTGCACTCATCCATTACCAAATAGTCTATACTGATACCTCTCAAACTTTCATAGTTGTCAGCACTTCTTAAATAGATCTTTGTTCCATTCTTTAGAGTTACTGTCAACTCTGTGGTGTTGATCTTTTTGATCCATCTTACCTCAGTTAATCTTTTTATAAGATCATCCCAGATAATAGTTTTGGCTTGTCTAAAAGTTGGAGCAACATAGTACACTCTCATATTAGCCTTACTTGCAAATCTGCACATTTCTCTAATACTGAGATAACTTTTACCCCATCTTCTACCAGCACAAACTACTTTGAATCTACTAGTATCATCAGCCACCATCTTTTGTGTGGGTGTTAATGGCATTTACTTGTCCTTTTTATTAGCCTCTTCTTCCAGAGTCTGGACCTCCAGGAAGTTCTCCAGCGGCTCTCATCTTCCTTATCTTGTCTTCTGCCCAGCCAACTGCACTAGGTCCTCCCCATCCAAGATAAGCATAGTAGCCTTTTCCTTTTTCATCAGCACCAACATATCTTTCATAGTTTGCTTTTGATCTAGTTAAAAAGGCTAACATTCTAACAATGATATCAGGACTTAAGAGTTCACCTCTAGCTATTTGGCCTGCTCTTCTTCTTCCTGTTGGTGTGCCCCATTTTTGACTAGGACTCACTCTATCATTGTAGTCAATGGCTCTTTGTGCATCAGCCATCATCATTTTGTTTGGTCTGTATGGCATTATTCTTTCTCTAATAATAGTTGAAAGTCTGCCGCCGCTTTAACATCACTGCCAGTCAAACTTTTTGCTCTAAACTCAACAATACCACCTGCTGGAATTTGGAAAGGGTTTGGTAAGTTGTAAGTTACAGGTGCACCTTGACCTGCAATAGTTGTAAGCACTTGTTTAAAAGGAATGTTGTCTGGATCTTTGTTGACCCATACACTGATCTGACAGTCACCTGTTGCTGTTGTAACAAAACTAGTCATGTATCCAAAGTGACCTGTTGGAATTGCAAAACTAGCTGATTGCTGTTGTGCTTCACCTGCCGCAATTTGATACAATGTAGTATCATCAGCATTGTTGTTTACATTGATAGTTCCTGCATTTACATCACCTGCACTACCAACTTTTGAAACAAACACATCATTCACATGTCTGTAACTGTTTACAGTTGTTACTGCCGCTGTTCCATTTAGGTTAACATTTTCTTCTACTTGATCACCATTGGCATCAATGCCTTTTAGTTTTACTCTTCTAGCCGCACCAGAACCACTGTTTGTGTCTGATGTGCTTGATGATTTGATCTTCAATTGTTCTGCACTTGTAAGTAAGTTTCTAATACCACCCTGTGTGCAAATTGTTTCTAGTGAACTACCAACTGCTAGGTTGATTCCACTTGTACCTTTGAGTTCAATGTCATTGATTCTGCCTGCCGCTAATGCTAGACCTGCAGGTGTCATTGTAACTTTATTTCCTACTGGTATACTCATAATTATTACCTCTCTTTGTTTTTACTCATTCTTGCCTGTGTTAGGCTAACCAAGTCTTGTTGTATCAAAACTGGTATTGGTGTAGAATGTCCACCATAACAAGGATGACTGAATAACCATTCTTCATGTGTTCTGCAGTCATTTAATCTATGATGTATATTGCACAATGTCCTGCCACTAGCATTCTTGTGTATCCACATCCTAGCAACATATTCACCTAATGGTGTTATATGTTTTGTGCCTTTCCATGTTTGTATGTCTATCTTTTGTTTCTTCCAATAGCTTTTACTCCATGGGCAAACACTTACAATTGAAGCAAAGTATTCACTCCAATCAATATTATTTTCTTTTGCCACCTCTTTTTTTCTTTTTCTTAGCCATTATAGTATCCCTCCTGCCGCGCCTAGTGCTGTTGAAGCTACCAATAGTCCCAACACCCACCATAGCCTTGCATCCATTTTCTCAATCTTTTGAGATTGTTTTTCCATATCTTTTTCAATATGGGCCAAATGGTTGTTCTTGATTACTTTTATATCAGTTCTGATTTCTCTGATTGCTTGAGTATTCATTTCTGTTTGTGATTTCTTAGTCATTAGTCTTTCCAAGGTAGTGGTAGATCTTCTTCACCTGTGCTTGGATCATCTTTCTGACCAAGGATGTTCTTACCTAACCAAATCAACATAACAGGGTTGCCCTCTAGAGCT